TGTCACAACCATACTCATATCCTGCTAACCAATAGTTGTCGTTGTTATCCTTCACAATGCAGAACACTCTGTTTTGTGCTAACAACTTTAACTCATTACGCTTTGAAGTAGACAACTTGCGAAGTCTTGCTACAACGTCTGTCTGGTTAAATACAGTACCATTCTCAGTTGATACGTTTGTAGTAGTAGTCATTGAACCTACGCCCTTTGGTAACTCATAAGTGTAAACGTCACCACTTGCAACAGTTGAAGCCGTAACCTCTCCACCTGCAACAGTGAACCCACTTGAAGCCCAATCAATAACGTGAATGCTCTTGATACCACCAACGCTATCCTTACAATCTAAAGTAAAACCCTGTGTTAAATTACAAGCCATAATCTTATGCTTTTAAAGGGTTAAACTTACGCAAGGATAAACTCAACAATCTGGTCAGGGAATCCAACTTGAACTCCGTATTTGCAAGTAGCACGGAATCTTACTTCGTCGTTGTCTTGGCTATACCAGAACTTGTACTCCTCCTCTTCGTTTGCAAGGTCAGTACCTACAAAGAAGTTGTTTAAGCGACCTAAGTACATTTTGTCAGTACCATTAAGTCCACCTACACCTACCATCTTAACGTTAGTAGCAGGAATCATTATTTCCATTCCTTCGCTATCAGCAGCGTAGTGGAATAAGTTGTTGTTTCTCAAAGCAGCAGTGTACTTCTTGAAAGTGTCGATTCCAACGAATAATACTAAGTCATCAGCATCAGCGATGTCAGCAGGAGTTGCTGCATACATATCGTCTACTAAGTCATCGATGTTTGCTGAAGTGATAGCAGTTGCACTTGAAGTGTTACCGTCTACCGCCGTTGCATCACCTATGATTTTAACGAATCCGTCAAACTTGTTAGTGTTAGGGTTAGTGTTTGATGTTGCAGTGTCACCTTGCCACATTGCTACTTCTAACAATTTAGCAATCTTGCTTGACTTCTCGTTTCCAATCTGCTCTTCAAATGGAACTGCCTCAGGAGAACCCGCTGCAATTTGAGTCTGCATCCACTTTGCCTCTAAAGTCTTAGGACATAAAGTCTCTTCAACTTTGATCTTACCTACTGTGATAGTACGCTGAGAGAATGTAGTGTTACCTGATGCAGTATACCCACAACCATCAGCCTGGAAGTATACGTCAGAATCAAGGATGTTAAGTGCCTCTGCACTCTTAACTCCTACTTGAACTTGTCCGGCTGCTTGTAATAAAGCAGCAGTCTTGCCACCGAAAAGTGACTTCACAACCAACTCTGTCGATTGTTCGTTGGTGTAGTTGGTTAAACCAGTTACGTTAAATGCCATAATTTATTTTTTTAGTTGTTTTGCTATGTTAATGATGTTGTTAAATCTCTCTTCTTTTTTAGACAATTTAGCAGGTGCTTTAGTTGGCTCTTCGCTTGGAAGGTCAGCAACTTTTTCTACTAAATCAACTGTCTTACCGAATGCCTCTTTCATTGAGTTGAATGATGCTTCGTTGTGGTTCATCTTCTCCTCGATAATAGCAAGTCTTTCAACTGCCTCCTCAAAGCGAGATACAAATGAGTTGAATGCTTCTAAAGTTGCAAACTCTTCTTTTGCCATTTCCTCTTCAACTACTTCCTCTTCAGGTGCAACCTCAACCTCAACTTCAACGATTTCAGTAACAACTCCACCTTCAGTTGTTACGAGCATACCGCCCTCAACCTCGTGTGTTGCATCTGGTGCAGGGATAAGCCCCTCACCTGTTTGAACGAAAACCGCAGTACCTACTGCAAGTTCCCCTTCCCATTCAATGATAGTACCGTCTACTAATGTAGCAGTAGCCATCTCAACACTTTTCTCCTCTTCTCCGAAAAGTAAGTGTCTGATTTCTTGGATTACTTCTTTACTGTTCATTTTTATATATAATTAGTGATTATGTTTTTTTGGCTCAATTTTTACCATTCCACTTGGCTACAATCTCCTTCAATTCACTCAATAGCTTGTCCTCCGGTTCTGCCATATCAAAGTATCCCTCAACAGAGAATCCCTTAAACTCACCATTCT